GCTCCTCAATCAGCAGCCCCTGAGCCGCCAGCGTGGAGGGGTTGTAATCGAATCGTGGGGCGTTGGTCGCTGCGCTGGTCAGCACACCAGCCGAGTTGAAGAACGTGGCCGTGCTGGCACGGGTGAAGGTGATGATGTCGGAGAAGTTTTTCGTGACGAGTGCCATGATGTCTCCTCCTTAGGTTGTGATAGTTTGGAGATCAGCGTTACTGAGCCTCCGAGGGTAGTAGGTGATGCGGCGGAGGTAAATTGAACCGCTAGGGCTTATGCGCGATCCAATCCCAAGGCGAGTCACTGTTGGGACTGTGCCAGATGTATCTGTCAACGGTGCGCTGCCGTTTGTAGATATTGCAAAATCATTAGCATCATATACACCAGCAGTTTTGCGGGTTTGGCTTGCAATAGCTGGGTACATAGCGGCTTGAGCAACACCACCAGTCGTTACTTCAAAACTAGAAACCCCCGACGTCACGTAACCGACTTCAATCCGGTTATTCACTGTGTTGTCGTTAAGTGAAGCAGCCAATGGAAAGGTTGTTGCTGGAATCGTGTAATTGACAGACGACTCCGCATACAACGTACCAGCCACACTGTTAAACCAAGGGCTCAACGTATTCACCGACGCCACATCAGCAGAGCGCGTGAGGGCTGTGGTCGTGGTGGGGATCACGCTCGTTGCGAAGGCACCTTGCTCTAGCTGGGGCAGGCCGATGCGGAGGGTGATGTCGATGGCTGCGCCGGATAAATTAACAATAGTTGTAGTCGTAACAAACGCTGTTGTTGCTTGGTTAAGAGTTCTGGTTGCAGAATATCTTTGTGTGGGCAACGCAGCCCCAGTTAACGCTGCCGTTGCTGTAAACGTACCAGTTAAAAAACTGCCTCCAGAGTTGTATTCCTCAACACTAACTGCTGTTGAAGAAACGCCCGTCAAACTTCCTGCTGCTAACTTCAAATAATACGAGGAAATCCAAGTCTGCCCCGATGCAGCAGCAGTTACATTAGTTAAATCTGGACTTATTGAAAAACTTCCTGCCGCGCTTGGTGTGCCACTCAATCGAATATCGATGTAAGTAATGCCGTTTTCAGTACCGGTTCCAACAATTTGTCGGGTCAGTCCGGTCAGCACGGTAAACGTATACCAATTCGTCGGCAACGTCCCCGGCGTCCCCGCCACCGCCCCAACCATCGTGTTATTCCGAATGGAATTGGTGCGTGGCTCCTCAATCAGCAGCCCCTGTGCAGCAAGCGTGCTGGGGTTGTAGTCGAACCGCGCTTCGTCAACCGCAGCAGAGGTCAGCGTGCCCGCAGAGTTGAAGTACGTTGCTGTGGACGCTCGGGTGAACGTCACGATGTCGGCGAAGTTCTTCTGAGTCAAACCAACATTGGCCACCCAGACTGCGTACTGCGCTGCGATTTGATACGTTGGAGTTGTGAAGTCGGTGTTCAGTGTGAATCCGTTAGGGTTCGACAGGTCTGTTACCCCCGTCGCACCATCCACAAACGACAGATCCAACGTCGGTCCAAGTTGGCTAAAGGGGTTGTAACCACCCCCAAAGAATCTGAACCGCGAAGTCGAGCGCGTCAGCGGATACATCTCAGTACCCTTCACCCGCCATGATGTGCAGTGAACCACCGCCCCCAGGAGCAATGTGAGCCACCACGTTCTGGTCCTGCGCCTTGCTGATTGACACCTGAGTGCTCGGAAGCACAGGGTAGTCAGCGGTTGTGGCCGTTGCCGAACCCTCGCCCACGCGCACGTAGGCCACCACTGTCGAACTCAGGTTCGTGATGACCAGCGCCTTGCTGCCAAAACCAACCGTGCTGGACGCCGACACTGCGCCAGGCGATACCGTGATGCCGCTGCCATAGGCCGGATTGAATGATGCTTGGACTGACATGATGCCCTCGTCAGGAAATGCGATACCAGGAGTTGGTCGGCTGATAGAACCGCAGCCGGAAGAAAGCATTGGCCGCCAGCGTGGTAGGCGCACCAAACGCCGCGGTCGCGCCGTTCAGACCCACGGAAAACGTGGTGATGATCTGCGTGGTCGTCACCAGAATCTCGGTGCCGTCAGGCGTCGAGGTGTTCAGCGGCAGCGTCACGGTGCCGGTGGCCAACGTGCCTGCGGGCTGCAGCAGAATCCACTGCTGCTCGGCGACAGGCGTGGGCGCCGCGATGTTGAAGCCCGTCGTGGGCACATACAGATTCACCGCCATCGTGGGCGAGGCGAATTGCTGCTGGAAGTAGGTCAACAAGGCCGACATCGGCAACCGCCGAGCGTCGCCGTTGTTCGGGCTGTAGACCGGCAACTGGTCGCCTGCAGAAACCTGCGACAGCAGCGGTAGTTGGTTGATCGTCGGCATGTGCGCCTTTCAGTCGAAGTCGAGTCGGCCGTCACGGCCTGCAAGGATGGGCTCTTCCGGGTTGTCCACAAACGGATCGTCGTAGGCCTTGGCCCCAGCGCCGCGGGGCATGGAAGCCGGAAGTTGCATCTCCATCGGCATGGCCGCCCGAGACAGCAGCGTGTCGTAGGTGCGCTTGGCCGTGATCTTGGTGTCAGGCGATACGGCTTTGCCGTAACTTGGCGCCAGCTTGATGCCGAGGTTCGTGATGATCGCCTCGTAGGCGGCGTCAGGCACGTTGGTCTCGTCGTTCAGGCCCGTGTCCTGTGGCGAGTTCGGCAGCGGATAACCCACGCGGATACCGACAGCATTCCATGACGCCATCTGCGCGTCCAGCCGGCGCACGGCGCTCTCGATCTGCTGTGGCGTCAAGTCAAAGACGTAGGACGCCAGGCCGATCTCCTCGAACGCTGCCTCAACAAACTGGCGCTTTGAGTAGCCCATGTCGATCTCAGATCGGCTCGTCGGCAGGCGGTGCAGGCTGCATGGCCGCGGTGATCTTGGCCATCAGCGTCTCATCGCTCCAGCGGCGGTCAACCTTGATGCCCAGCAGCGCGGCCTGCTGCTCCATCTCTGTGCGGGTAGGCGGGGCGTCGTCTGCGGGCGCGGACTCAGTGGCCGGCGCGGGCGCAACTGCCTCGGCTTCAGGCTCCAGACCCAGCGCGGCCAGGAACGACACATGCCACCCGTCAGCGATGGCAGCACCGAGGTCTTCAGCGGCCACGCCCTTGATGTCGTAGGTCTTCATGGGCGGTCCCCAGTGCGGACCCGGACTGCGGTAAACGGCAATGAAGTCGTCGCTCATTTCTTTCCTTTGGGCTTTGCGGTCTTGGCCGACTCGCGAAATGCGGTAGCAGTCGGAGCACCCTTGGCGCCTGGCTTGCGCATCTTCTCGCCACTACCCGCGGCAATGCGCTCGCGCTTGGCGTTGATGTTGGCGTACAGGCCAGATGGCTTCTTCACTTCTTTCCCTTCGGCGCAGGGCCTGGACCCTTGCTAGGCTTGCCTGCCTTCATGGCAGCGGTGCGTGCCGTGTTCAGGGCGATGGCCACAGCCTGCTTCTGTGGCTTGCCGGCCTTCATCTCCTTGGAGACGTTCGAGGAGATCGACTTCTGCGAGTAGCCCTTTTTCAACGGCATGGTGCGCTCCAGATGTGAAAACGCGGGCGGCGGCCAGGAATCCCTAACCCTAACCGCCCGCGTTGAAGTCTACCAGCGATCAGGACGCGATACGGTAGATCGTGTAGGTTGCCGCAGCAGTCTTGCGAGCCCGGAAGAACCCGGAGCTGCTGGCTGCAACCGCCATGTTGCCCACCAGCGTGCAACCAGCAACGCCACCGCCCACCGAGATGGTGAAAGCATTGGTGCCGCCTGTGTTGATCACCGAGAAGTCCACACTGTCGTTGATGGCCATGTTGGTGCCAGCGTCCAGCACAGTGCCTGTCGGCGGCGTGGCCGTCACGGCTGCGGTGGTGACGGAGGTCACGATGCCGCCCAGGATCATGGCAGCGGTCAGGTTGCCGGTAGCGTCCAGAGCGATGGGATCGTTCTGGAGGTTCCAGTCGCCATCGTTGGAAACGTGCGGCGAGGTGCCGGTTTCGAAGAACACGGGGAAGTCACCAGCCTCGATGTAGATCGTGGCGCCGTTGGCGAAAGCCGACGAGGTGTAGGTGGTGTTCACCACAGTCTGTAACAGGCTGTTGGTGGTCGGATAGTTCGGGAAGCCGACCACCTGAAACACGGTGGCGGTGCCTTGGGTCTGGACAACGATGCGCTGGTTGGCCGTCAGCGTGACGGTGGCGTTGCCCTGAGATTGGATGGTCGAGTAGGCCATGATGTGTGTTCCTTGTTCGTTTGCGATGCGGGCCGGTGTTACCCGGCCCGCGCTCGATCAGGTCTGCGAGAACATGATGATGCCGGACATCTGCGGCTGCTTGTTGACCACACCGTAGAGCGTGTCCATCCGGTACTTGGTCTTCATCGTGTTGATGTCGTACTGCTTCGTCATCACCAGCTCGATGCCCTGGTCGGTAGAAGCACGCATCACGGCAGCGCCTGCGTCGGTCGGCACAGCGTAGCGCCCCGGCAGGATTTCGAGGGCGTCCTTCTGCCAGAACGGATTCATGTTGCCGGTCACGGTGTTCAGGAACACGACAGGCGACGTCGCGGAAGGCGTCGGGATCGTCACGTTCTGATACTGGAACTCGGCGTCCGTGCCGCCCTGGCCGCTCACGATGGCCGGGGTGATCACCAGCGTGGTGCCGCCAGCGGGGACGCTGACAACACGGAAGCTCTTCAGCAAGCCAGTGGACTGCTTGGTGATGTGATGCACAGCGAACACGCCGCCGATGGTGAACGAATCACCAACGGCCACGTTGGCGCTGGACGACACCGTGATGGTCTGGAAGCGGTTGTCGACGTTGCTGGTTTCACCAGTGGACGCCGTGCTGGTGGCCTTGGGAACCCAGTAGTTACCAGCAGCAGCCAGCGTGGACACCTGGATGCCAGCACCGCCCGCGGCAGCGGTCTTGCGCACCGCGTAGTCCAGTTTGTACGTCTCGAAAGACGCCACGCGGCCCACATAGGCGCGGCGCAGGGCGCTGTCGGAGATGTCGTTGCCGAACGAACGGGTGTTCTTGGCCAGGTCAGAGGCCATGCCGTTGTAGTCGCGGGTAGACAGAGCCAGATAGCGGTCCATGTCCTGGACGCCCTGCTCGTTCATCACGGCTTCGATCTCAGCCACATCGTCGAAGCCAGAGGCCGCGGCGCTGCGCTTGACAAACAGAGAACCCTGCTGTGCGGCCACGTTCATGATGGCCACGTTGATGTCGGACGCCAGCTTCTGCTTGGCCGAATCACCCAGGCGCTGCTCTTGCAGAGCGTCGCGCAGTTCGGTGGCGGTCATGATCCAGGGCACGGAACGGCTGAAGCCGATGGTGGCCGGGACGGTCAACTGGGTGTAGTCGTCGAAGTTGTTCGACATGTCGGTGCCGCTGTAGCTCACCGAGATGTATGGCTGCGGACGCCAGATGACGTTGTTGGTGCGCTCCATCATCGTCTGATCCGTGTTGTAGATCGCGACGTTGCGAGACAGAACGAGGGCGTCCTGGAAGCCTTCCAGGATGTTTTCGAACGCGATGCGCTCTTCTTTCGAGAATGCGTTGGCCATGATGGGCTCCGAGATGAGTGAGATATTGCGGACTGCTCCGCGCCTGCTTACTCACCCCGTCGGAGTCGGGCGGCCACTCTGTGTCTTGTCACTGCCGAATTTGGGCTGGCGAAACCCGAATGGCGCCGAATGTACCACATCCGGCGCGGAGGTCAACGGGTTGATTTTGCCTTCAGTTGCTGCTTGTACCTGATGACCTTGGTCATGTCACCAGTACGGGCGGCATCCTCTCGCAGCCGGTCCAGCGTGCTGTCTGACGTGCCACTGACAGGCGCGGTGCCGGCCGGCAGGCTGCGCTCGGGAGCGGGCGGCTTGGTGCGTGGGGTGACTTTCAACTGTGCCTCCAGTTTGGCGATGGCGAAGGCGAACTTCACCGGGTCAGTGATAGAGGCCAGTTCCTTGGCCTTCTTTGGGTTCTTGCCCAGCGCGTACACCACCAGCGCAGGGTTCTCCGCGCCTTGCAGAACCACACCCTGCTGTGTAATGTTGAGCGCCTGCTGCACGGTGTGCTCGGCGTCGTCGAAGTCGCGCACCTTCAGATCGGCCTTGGCCTTGCCGTAGCCGTCGAGTCTTGCCTGCCACGCCTTTTGCGCCTCCTCGGCCTGGCGCTTGGCCTCGAAATCGGCTTTGTCGGCCTGCTCCTTGTTGCGATACCAGGACTCCAGCGCCGTCTCATAACGGTCGGTATCGTAGTCGTGGTCTTCGAGCTTTGGTTTCGGGCCGACCACGGGCTTTGGCGCGGCCGGTGCGGTCTGCTCGCGGGCCTCGTACTCGCGCACCTTCTTCTGCAGTTCCCGGTGCTGCTTGCGCAGTTCGCGCACCCACTCAGGTGCACGCTCGGTTTCGTCAGGAGGAGGTGCCTCGTCGCCGATGCTTACCGTCACCTCGTCGGCCGGCTCCTCTTCTGGTGCGGCCGCGGTCTCAGGAGCCTCTTCTGCATCGGCCTTGGACTCGTCGGCTTCTGCGGTGTCTGGCGTATTCTGCTCGTCGTCGCCTTCATGCACTTCCGATGTGCCATCGGGCTGAGTCACTTCGATCTTGATTCCCATATGTCTACCTTCTCTCGCGCATTACCGGCTGCGCGGATGCCGTTGCCGGAACTCCCGGCTCATCTCATCGCAATGCCAAGCGCTCCCAGCATCAGCTTTGCCTCATGTTCATGCAGCGCCATCAGAGCGCTCGCCACATCCTCGTCGTCGCGCAGTATCTCGCTGAGTTCAGCGGCTGCAACCTCAAGATCACGGTCACGCTCGGAGGTCAGTGCGCGTGATTGCTGCGCCGCCTCCAACTTGGCCAACTCGCGGCGTAGGCTTTCAACCTGAGCAATTTCGCCTGTGTAGTCGGCCAGCTTGCGCGCAATGCGCTTGGCTTGCCGTTGCTCGGAATCCTCCAGTGTCTGAGCGATGTCATTGAGACGCTGCCGCTGCTCAAAATCAATCAGGCTCTGTTCGAGTTGCGCCCGCTCGTTGGCCCATCCGCGCTTTGGGTCACGGTTGCGGTTGCGCGCCCCGGCCTTGGCTTTGCCAGAGCCTCCACCGCTTTGCTGCGGCTGTTGGATCAGCTCTGCCGTACCAACGATGATGGCGCCAGGCCCCACCAACGCGCCGCTGGTGGCGTGCGTGACAGCGGCCGATACACGCGCAGCCGCGCCGACTATTGCGGAACCGGAACCAGTGAGCGTGCCACT